TTTTAACATCTGATAATTCGCCGTGCCATCTTCATTGAATAGCTACGCTGCCTGAAATAATCTGATGAATAGTGCACCGTTTAATCTGCCGGACAACAGAAAAGTAGATGCAAAACAGCTTTTGTTGATCAGTCAGCTCCTGATTCTCTGCTAACCTTTTCGCAGATTTATGAACCTCTCGTTTTGGAACGTTCCCTTTCCTCTGTATTGGAACGTTCCCTTCCCAATTATCCAGACTTTTCCACTTCCGAACCTTTCCCTCAGGAACTCCTAATTCTTCAGCAATGTCTTTCAGTTTTTTCTTCTTACCAGACCCGAGCCACAGCTGATACGCAAGGTCTCGCTCCGGACTCCGTGCCCTCGGCATCAGCCATCACCTCGCTATTCGTCGTTTTGAAAAGAACTGCGGGCCCATGTAAGAGCCCGCGGCGTCATGGTTTATAGAGCGCTATCGACGTGCGCTAAAAGAGCGCCGTACCTGTGAGAGTACGACGCCCATAGAAAGGAACGTGAAATCTGCTTCTGACGCTTCACGTCAGCATAATGATACCAAAACGATACCATGAAATACAATGTAACGAATCTAATCCATCGGGAAATGTCTCAGTGCTCGGCCGTGGATGAAGTAGACATTCCGCTCTGTAGTATCGAGAGCATCAGCTATTTCCGTCCATGTCATTCCGTCGATGTAGCGGTACCGCAGGAGTTCCCGTTCCTTCTGGTTCTCCATCCTGTCCACGCGCTTGTAGATGTCTACCTCGATACCCCTAAGTCTTGTATACTTGCTGATCATATAATCCGTCAGCTCGTCCATCTTCACGATGTAGTCGGATAAGTCAGTTTGAATGTGTGCCTTCGGCATATCTGAGTAATTGATCGCAGACGGCGCAGCATATTTGAGGCGGATCTGCGCCATGCGTCTGTCGATGTCCTCAATCTCTCGCTGTATGTGCCTGTACTGTTGCAGATACTCTTTTGCCGTCATTCTCTATTACTCCTACACAATAAATTGTTTCCGTCCTTGGGCACCGGTCAGGGCACGCATCTCGCTCGCTGCAGTCGAGGCAGCATGGCGCGACACCCTGGAAACCGGTACAGTCATTGATCAGGCAAGTCCTCATCATGGTTCCCTCCAAAAAGTCCTGCGATTACAAAGCCAAAGTTTGCGCCGATCAGAATGCCGGCTAGCAGTGGTATAAGTACGTCAATCATTCCGTCACCCTCCTGTTCCATCGTCTGATCATAAAATCCAAGCCTTCTTTAGATGCGGTGAACATCAGCCTAGACCACGATTCTGTGCTGTACAAAATGCAATCCGGATCGGAACAGCCGATTGTGTATGCTAAGTTCGTGTTCTTCGTTCTCCTTCCTTTGATCCGCCCCTTGTGGAATCTGACTCGTGTCTTTTCTATATGTGCCTCTGATCCGCAGAACGGACACGGCTTTAATTCTTTGCTCATGTATCGCTCCCTTCCTTTGACGGATTCTCCCTCAAAAACTTCCTTGCGTTCTTTGCGCTGAATAGTGATTCTCGGCACTCGATAAGTGGACACCAGTCAGGTCTTCTGCCGACCAGTGGATATTCATCAAATCCTATCGGCATCATTCTGCATTTGGTGTGTCCGTTGAATGGACAATGTTCACACCCTTTGGGAATGTCTCTAGGCACTATGTAACTCATGTTGTCACCTCTCTTACCTCTCTTACCTCAAATCTCCACTTTTTCGCATCTTCACCAATCTTCTGGAAGAGCCTTGCTTCAGCTAACATTGGTGTGTCCTCACAGATTCCGAATTGAAATTCTTTTTTCTGCCTGTTATAGATTCCGTACTTGCTATGTCCGTTGCCCTGATAGTATGTGGAAGATTTCATGTTGTCACCTCTCTCCTCTCTGCAAATGAGCAAAAATCAAGTTCGCCAATCGGGCTATGGTCAAACTTCATACAAATCCTACTGTCACCACTTGCAAACTTACAATTCCGGCACCGTATGATGTCTGGTTGTGCGGGTGGCATTTTCCGGATTCTGGCGAATACATTCTTGCCCTCCCATGGGACCATGTCCCCATCCTTACGCATCTGTTTCAGCAGGTCAATCACCGACTGTCGGCTGATGGTGTCTGAGTTGTTCGGAAATTCCGAACAGTTGGCTGGCGGTAACTGCAACTTCTCGCATTTGTCCATCTTGTCGCAGTCTATCTTTCCGCAAGCGTTACATATTGCAGAAATCGCCGCCTGTCTGCTGATTAAGTCATCCATCGGTTCTCCTTTCCCATTCATCTTGAATCGACCTAACAACTGCCTTTATCCGTTCCTTGTCATTGTCGTTAATCGTGTATACTTCTCTGTCTCCAAACATCTCTTCCAAAACATCGTGTGCTTCTTTCTCGCCTATCTTTGCAAGGTTTTTTGCTTCGATTGCTCCGTGATAGTTGTTCTGTAAATCAATGATTTCTTTACACCCACGGCGAAGGATTCCGCTTAATGCCCTGTATCCAAATCCCAACTCTTCAAAATACGGCTCGCCTGCTTCGCCACGCTCATCTGCAACATTAGCGATGTCCAAGCAAATCTGCACAAGTCTTGTTATATAATCATTCCTCATCCTGTTCCCCTTCCCCAAAAATCACCCGCCCCCGCAGACCGGCGGGCAATCGGTTATCCATTGAATTTTATTCTTACCACGTTCGGAAGGGTTCTCTCCTTTCTTGTAGCCGTCCCACATTTTAGGGGACTTGCGTTGATGATTGGGTTATATTCTGCGGGTATTGCTTAGTTCAGTGTGATTCCTGGTCGTGATCGGTCTCAATCCTCCTGGTCGCATTCTGCAATGGGTTCTGTCGTTTCATTCGGTGTTACCTCCGCTTTGTACTTTCTCGCCGTCGGTTCGCTGCAGCCTGTGATCTCACAGATCTCTTTTATGGTCTTGCCTTCACTGGCCAGCCTGCGGATCCAGTCAGGCTTCGTGATCGTCTTTCCCTGGACAGGCATCTTCTTGATCGTCGCCTTCGGCTTCTCTTCCTTAGGCGGCACCATCCGCACGAAGTCCCTGATCTTCTGCATACAGTCGTCGCAGACATCCCAGTCGTCAAATTCATGATCTCCATCGAGCTCGCCGGTCTTAATATCCCGCTGGTCCAGGTTGACGTATCCGGTCTTCTTTGCGTCCTTTTTGAACCGTTTGTGGCAGCGGTCGCATTCGATTATCCTCATGCTCTACCCCCCCCCACATGAAAATTCTTCATGATTTCTCTCTCCTTTTCTGGTAAATCCTATCAATCTCCCAAACCACCATGGATGTCATCCGGATCACGAATTTAGCTCCACCATATCGGTCGGCCAGCTGATCAGCCTGATCAGCGAGACGCTGCCACCAGCTGTCAGCTGATACCGGTTCCGAATGTTCCCGGAAGAATCTCCACAGGTCCTGGAAGAACCTGAAATACTGCATCGTGTTCATAGCTGTCTGATCCTCACCCAGATCCCGGACGGCGAAGTCTTAACCCAGTACTTCTCGATGATCTCCCTGCAGACCTGAGCGTCGTCATTCCAGAACCTCAGCTGAGTCATGCAGTCCTTGAGGAGCTTGTTGAGGTTATCGGTGTCCGGCTTCGTGATCTTGAGGGTCCCATCGAGACGAGAGTCTTCCGTGTGGAAGCACCATGTCGTCGTCAGCTCGATCGGACCTCCGATCCAATTCTCAGGTCGGTGTGCTGCCAGACAGTCTGTCAGCTTCTGCCTGGCCGCCATGAGCTCCGGAGGATCGTAGTAGAACGGCTTGCCATTTCTGATGACGATCTTATGTTCCTGAGCCGTCACCGTCGGGACGTGCTCCATGGCCATGAAAAATTGAAGTTCCAAAATTCACCTCTTTCTCTCGCGCGTTTGTCGTCGGTCGGGTGGGTGCCGTACGGCGGGCGTGAGCTTTCGCCCGTCGGTACCTACACCTCCGACATCCGTGTATCGGTACCGACGGTACAGGTATTACCCCCTTTAGGGGGTAAGTAAATCGGTCGGTACCGACGGACTATAGTTAATCGGTATCATCGGTACTTACCGACGGACTATAGTTAATCGGTACATCGGTACTACCGACGGACTATAGTCAATCGGTATCATCGGTATCTGTATTTTTTCGCTTAATGTACGCTTTTCCGTCTTCTCCTATATATTTTTCAAAGCATTTTTTGTACTCTTCTTTGGCCGTTTTACCGTTCCCAAACCAGCCTTTTACCGTTTCCGGCTTTGTATCAATAGCCTCCGCAAGGGCTGTGATACTGACCGGTTCGCCACCCAGTTCAAGGTTCGTAAAGGCAATTTCAAACTTGTTCCTGACCTCTGTTTTCTTCTTGGCTGCCTTTTCTTTCCTCTTTTCCTGAGCTCTTTCCCAGACCGGTTTCTCAGCTTCCGGATCCACGTCCTGCAGGCATCCGCTCTCATCTGGCATGTGGATCGGATAGCGGAACCATGTGTTCACAGGAGGGAACTTCGGGAACTCTCTGAGGGTACCTTCGATCCGCCAGGCTGATATCGACATGGTGTCTTTCACAGCTGCATCCAGCTGTCTCGACAGGGCCTGCATCTGCCACTTGTCCAGCTTGTTCTCGCAGTATGCCTGCACTTTTCCGGACATGAGCAGGTCATCCTCAGACAGATCTGTCTCCCATGGAAGGTCCCTGCAGTAAGCGGTAAGGTACTGGATACAGGTCCTGCAGATCGTCTTGTTGACCTCCTGCTTCATGATGTCGTCGGTCAGAGGCAGCTCTATCATGTCCAGGAGCGCATCCGGATCGCGTGCGAATACTCCGGAGCCGGAAGCCCTGTCCATGGATTTCTTCTGTCCCTGAGAGCCTTTGCTGTGGTGATGGCAGTATATTGTCGCCGCTCCCAGCTCCGTGCATACCTTGTCGAACTGGTTGCAGAACTTGGCCATCTGATCAGCTGAGTTCTCATCGCCGGTGATTACCTTATAGATCGGGTCGATGATGACAGCCTTGTAATGCCTGTCCTTGGCCCGCCTGATGAGCTTAGGCGCCAGTTTGTCCATCGGTACGGATCTTCCCCTAAGGTTCCAGATATCAATGTTCTGGAGGCTTCTGGGAGGTATCCCCGCAGCGTTGTAGACATCCCTGAATCTGTGCAGACAGGACGCCCTGTCGAGTTCCAGGTTGACATACAGCACCCTGCCCCTCATGCAGTCCCAGCCATGCCACTGTCGGCCCTCTGCAATCGCTATGCAGAGCTCAATGAGGTCAAATGACTTACCGGCCTTGGACGGTCCGACGATCAGCATCTTGTGCCCTTCTCTGAGCACTCCCTTGATCAGCTCCGGAGCCAGCGCCGGAAGATCGTCCCATTCTGCAGCCAGCTCTTCCATATCGGGGAGATCGTCATTGACGGCCTCGATCCATTCGTGCCATTCGGCCCAAGACTTGCAGCCAATGTTCGTATCAATAATGAACTGTTTCTTTTCACCGCGTTCACATCCGGGCATCCTGGACAGCCTGGAAGGGTTCCGATTTTGCGTGTCTATCACCATGCCGTTCTTCTTGCAGATATCGTAGAGATAATTGACGCGCTCCTTGTACTCCTTCTGGTCGTCCGCCTCAATCCTTACGATCGCGTGGACGCTCTTTCCGCCTGAATACAGAAGGACCGCAACAGGCAGGTTCAGCTGACGGATCAGGCCGTTCTGCGCGGACAGCTCCATGTTGTCCGATTCAACCAGGGCGTACCTGAAATCAGTCACGTTCTCATTGTTGACACCGTTGCCATCCAGCGGGTTAAAGCGGATCCATGCTCCTGCTTCATGGTCATACTTTCCAAGGACGCCTTCTACATCCCCGGTCTTTTTCAGATCACGGACAATATCCCCGACATGAAGTGTATAAACACCCTTGTTGGCCGGCACCCACTTTTGGGTACCGTCTTTGTTTGCTTTCTGGAAGGAGCCCGTCACATATCCAAAGGTTTCTTCTGGAGTGAACAGCGTCTCCAGGTATCTGATCAGCTCCTTCGCCGGCTCCCATGAGGCAGGCTCATCGATGTCGCGGTGCTCCACCCAGCCTTCTCCCACGATGGCGCCTTCAACATAATCAAGGCTCCCGTCAAGGTCGAGGACCCTGCCGGCTTCCCGTTGCGGAGGCATCCATCCGGCTTCCATAGCCATGTGAACTATAGTGCCGCCAGTGACACCTTCATCACGTCGGAAGGACCGCCATTTCTTGGCGCACTCGCCTGTGTGATAGCGTCCGGAGTCCCTGCGGCTCCAGTCGTCCCAGACGTCGCAGGAATAGCCCTCAAACTTCAGGGCCATTCCTACTTCGGTCCATTCCTCGTAATTGAGCAGCGCAGGATTTATGTGATTTAATAATTCTCTGAGATCTGTCCTGTTTTCCATTTATCAGTACCCTGATGCCTTCGGCGTGTCTGCCGGCGGCCTGTATTCTCTGGGATTTAAGTCTCTTGGCGTTTTCCATCCATTGGCCGCGATCCTGTCGATCAGTTTCCTTGCCTGATCAAAGGACCATGTGCCCACATTTTGGAAGCCTCTCATTTCGAGCTGCTTGATCTGCTTGGGAGTAGCAAGGCCGCTTCTCTTCCTTTCGTCCAGCTTGCCCAGCAGCATGTCAGCTTCACCCTGGCTCTTCACGCTGTCAGCGCGGATCCCGAGCTTCTCCAGGCGCTCCCGCTGGTCCATTGTAGGATCCTGTGAAGCCCATCCGAAGGGCGGGACATAATCAACCAGGTCGCGGGCGTTTATGCTCATGGCATACTGGAGAGGATCCACCAAACGGCTCTTTTTCCGGCGCTGTGCCGCCAGTTCTGCAGCCAGTGCTTCTTCCCGCTCGGCGACTACATCCTCAGAAGCCTTTTTCTCAGCCTCCTCGATATCAACCGCTTCTCCGGGATTCGCTCCCATGTTCTCCGTCATCTTCCGGGCGACCTCTTCGTCCTCACAGATCAGCGCCGCAGGATGACATAACTCGTGTTTCTCAGTCATCCAGAGGAAATCGATCAGCAGCAGGTGTTCCTTGCCGGTCTCCGGAGAGAGCCGCGTGCCGCGGCCCACCATCTGCGCGTACAGTGGTCTCGACTTCGTGGGTCTCAGGACGATGATGCAGTCCACGGCTGGACAGTCATATCCTTCTGTCAGGAGCATCGAATTGCAGAGCACATTGTACTTGCCGTCCTCAAAATCCTGCAGGATCTGCGCCCGGTCTTCGCTGTTGCCGTTCACTTCCGCAGCCACAAATCCGCGTTCGTTAAGAATCTTCATGAACTTCTGGGATGTAGCAATCAGGGGAAGGAACACGATAGTCTTGCGGTTCATGCAGTATTTGACCATCTCGTCTGCGATCTGATACAGGTACGGGTCCAGAGCTGTTCCGATCTCTCCGACCTTGAAATCGCCGGCGCTGATGCCAACCATGCTGATGTCTATCTTGAGCGGTACCGTCAGCGCTTTGATCGGCACAAGGTATCCGCTGCGGATTGCTTCCGGCATCGTGTATTCGAACGCCAGCGACTCGAAGTAGCTCCCGAGGTTCTTCATATCTGCCCGATCGGGCGTTGCTGTGACGCCCAAGACATTAGATCTGCCAAAATACTGAAGGACTGTCTGATAAGAAGGGCTGACGCAGTGATGCGCCTCGTCGATGATGATCGCGTCAAAATAATCCTGTGGGAACTGCTTCAGGCGCTTTTCGTGCATGAGAGTCTGCACAGATCCTACGACCACTCTGTACCATTCACCAAGACAGGAACGCTCCGCCTTCTCAACAGAAGACCGCAAGCCGGTCGCCTTGAAGATCTTATCGGCCGCCTGGTCGAGGAGCTCCCCGCGGTGTGCCATGATCAGCACTCTGTATCCGCGGCGCACGCACTCCTCGACGATCTTGGCGAAAACAATGGTCTTGCCTGTGCCGGTAGGCATGACGACCAGCGTTTTCCTGTGGCCGTCATCCCACTCCGCAAACACATGCCCGAAAGCCTCTTCCTGGTAAGGCCTCAGCTGCATCATCAGAAGCCGCCTCCCCATGCCTGCTGTTTCTTCTCAAGGAATGTCAGGTTCGTAAAGACGCGATCATCTTTCTTGCCCTTGGTCTTAACGACCTTCACGCGGCATGACTGCCCTGCCAGCTCATTGATGGCTCTTCTGAGATTCGGCAGCGGCTCGCCCTTTTTCTGCTGTCCAGTGCCAACGAACAGTTGGCACAGTTTCCACTTGAAGTCATCATTGAGGATGATGTTTTCCCTTGTCTGCAGATCACTGCCCTGTACATTCACATTCACATATACAGCAAGGCAGGGATTGCCGTTGTACTTGCTGTCGCCATCGATCCTTGTGTTCTCTACATGGTCGATTCTGGCGTCATACTCGCCTTCCGGAATATCCGGGAACTGCTCCTGATAATCAAGGCTTCCATCCAGATCCAATACGTTACCCATAGTCTTCCTCCTTATTTGTATTCAATCTCCATCTTTTTTCTCATATCCATGATCGCTGCCTTGAGCTGCGGCCAGAATCCGATGCACCATCCCTTGAGGAAATCATCCGGATAATCAGCCACCTTTGTGTCAGCGGTCATATAGCCTCTTGCCGATGCGACATGCTGGATCTCCCATTCGTCGATCTTGTCAGCGATCATCAGGTCGCGGAGCGCTTTGGGGATCCTGGGATCCGGTTCCTTATACTCGTTCTTCTCATCCGGGAACGGTGTCTCCTCATAGCGCCTCATTTCTTGGAATCCCTCAGGGATCACAGGCTTGCTTTCAGCCACAGGCGCGCCTGTCTTTTTCTCATCTTTTTTATCCGCTTTGGGAGCGGGCGCCGGGGCAGAAGCGGGCTGGCTTTTGGGCTGCGGCTTCTGCGGATCCGCTTCTTTCTCGATCGGCAGCGTGACAGGCAGCGGCTGATCAGCGAAGAGCGGCGCAATGGAATCGTATTCCAGCGGCAGCTCATCCGGCATGCCGTAGCGGTTCTTTGCATCCCAGAACGGTGTGTGATTCGTGTGGATCACCCTGCGGCCGCCCTGAGCCTTGTTCTTTCCTTTCGCGGCGCCCTGGTTATCGATGTTGATTACATTGACCTTGTAATTAAGGAACAGGACTGCGTCAGCCCACTCTCTGATCAGTGGAGCAACCTTCTTAGAGGTCTTCATTTCCCAGTGATCATAGGCGCCCATTTCCTCCGGGAGTTCCACCTTCCGGAGCTGAGCATGGGCTGTCATCACGATATGGACTCCGCGCTCCGATACTTCTGTCAGAAGGTTCAGCAGTTTTCCGAACCTCTCCGCGCTGTAGGTATAGCCTTTGCCATACCCGAAATCCTCGATGCCGTTCTTCTGGTTGGTCTTCAGAAGATCATCGATCTCCATCTGCTCCGCCCAGTCCGCTGTATCAAGGACCAGCGTTTTGCAAAGTGTCGGATTGTCCCTGATAAACCTGACTTCATCCAGGAGCATCTGCCACGAAGAAGGCTTGTCCAGCCTCTTCACATTCATGTCTTTGGTAGAGTCTTCCGTGTCAATGAATACGGGATCCGGAAACTGGCTGGCCAGTGTGCTCTTGCCAATCCCCTCCGGTCCGTAGATCACGATCTTCTTTGCGCCGGGGATCCGGCCGCTCGTAATACTAAATGCCATTGATTACCTCCTTAAAATCCCATTCCTGCAGACCAGCCGGTTGCCTTCGGTGCAGGCTCTTCTTTGGCGAATACTCCATCCTGTCCCTCGACGTAGCCATCAGTGATCACGATGCTGCATTCATCACCGGTGCTGACTCTGGTTGCGATCGCCTGCAGGCCTTCTTGTTCAAGCCACGCGCCGAACTCCTTGAGGGTGTCGAGGTCCATCGCCTCCAGTTTATCCAGGAGCACGAAGCCGCACTTCGGATTGAGCTTCCGGACGATAGAGGTGCTGACGATCATCTGCTCAGCGCTCGACATGTTGTCCCACTGCTGGCCGTTGTAGATCAGCTCGCCATCCTTGACAGACAGCCCCGGAAGCGGGAGATCTGCGCTGTCGAGCAGACTGGTCTTCTGTTTCCTGACGTCCTCGATAGCATTGGTCAGCTCCGTGTACTGATCCCTGTACTGTTTCGCATCCTCTTCGGCCTTGGCCTTGTCGAGGTTGGCGCGGACCTTGCGGTTGATCAGCTCAATGTTGTCGATCGAGCGCTCCAGCTCCTCAGTGGACTCCATTTTCAGCTCTGCGGGTGTCTTCTCGGAGGCTTTGCGCTGTTCGTCCAATTCTCCGAGTCGCGCTTTTAACGCTCTGATCGACGCCTCATAGGACTTGATCTCGTCCTCTGTTTTCATGATCTTCTCGAGGATAGAATCATGTTCGCGTCTCCACTGCTGTCTCTGGCCGTTCCTTGCAAGGATCTCCTGCTGCTCTCTGATCAGCTCTGAAGCGCTCACCGGTTCTTCCGGAGCATCAGGGTAATAGGGCTGCTCTGCAGCGAACTTTTCTTTCTGATCAGCTGTCCGGCCCACATACAGGCGCTCGCTGTACAGGCTCTTTTCTTTCTGCTCCAGCTCCGCCAGCTGAGGACCGACGCCGATGATCTGCAGGAGTGTGTTCGCCTTCTCTTTCCCAGTAGCCTCCATGAACTTCGGAAGGTTGATCGCCAGCTCTTCCACGAAGCTGTCCAGGAGCTGCTGCCCGCCCTTCTGTCCTTCCGGATCCGTGACCTTGAGGTCGCTGTTCTTGCCCTTGCGCTCTACCACGAGGCCGTTGTCCATGATCACCTTGAGCCTCGGCGGGATCGTGCTGTCAGCGTTGGCTGCCTGTGTGGGCTTATACTTGTTGCCGCCCAGAGCCCACGCGATCGCATCGAGCACTGAGGACTTGCCCTGCCGGTTCTTCCCGCCGATGATTGTGAGGCCGTCCTTGCTGGGCTCGATCATGACGGCGTGGATCCGCTTTACATTCTCAATCTCAAGTCTGTTAATCTTCATACCAGTCTCCTCTCAGAAATATCGACATAAAACAACTTGCAGTCTAAATCCTGTTGCAGAACATAGCCCCCAACATATGATTCCCACTTTGATAAGTCGTCCGGCATGAACTGTACTACTCTTACGTTTTTCTTAGACCCAGACAGTTTGTATCCTTTGGTTCCAGACGCTGATGCAAAATAGATTCTTCCGGTTTCTTCATCGATGCCTATCTGCAGCCTGCCGGTATTGGTTATCTCTTTTTCTTTCGAATGGTAGAATCTGACGGCAACAGCACGTTTTTCTGCGCCTTCTTTTGACGTTCCATTCTTTATGATAGAAATCATTACCTGAAAATCATGGTTTGAACCATTTCTTCCCTTATGTTTGTTTTCCATCCATTTAATCATTACTAAATCCCTTTCTCCGTGATATAATCACGGTGTATACTAATTCCTAAGCCCCCGTGGAAGCTCCACCTTCCTGTGGGGCTGTTTTTATGTCAGTTTCATAAAGTCCATAAGAGCTTCGTCCATCATCATCGCCAGTCCGAGTTTCTTCCGGTCGACCTCACGGCCCTCATCGCGCACCGTGTCCATTGCCGTCATGATGATGCCGAAGAGGGTTTCTTCGTAGCCCATCTCTTTGTTTTCTTCTTTCATCAGATCCGGGAGCACTTCAGCACCCTTGGCGATGATGTGGCACAGCTCTTCGAGAATTTCAGGCGCATCTCCGCTGAACTTAACTGATATGATGCTGTCCTCTCCATGTTTCCTTGTCTCTGCATTAATCATTCATTACTCCTTCCCATCGCCGCCGCACATGCGACGATCACTATCATTGCGATCACAAATGTCATCATCGCTCCTTTGCTGTTGAAGATATTGTCAATGGTGCTTCCCGCAATCAGCCACGCGGCGAAAAATGCCTTGTTTAACATTTCTTCCTCCTAAATTGTTCCGCGCAGGCCTTGGGACTTTTCCCGATCCTGTCGCTTATCTCTCCATTGGACAGCCCTTTTGACTTCAGTTCGATCAGTAAATCTATGTCTTCCTGCGTCCAGTGTTCTCTGTCATCTCTGGGCTCAAGTACTCCCTCATCAATAAGGCGTTTAACCCTGGACGACACAGCGCCTCTTGTGGTGCCCAACTGCTTTGCGATATCCTCATAGATAACGCCTTGGCCGTGAAGGTTGATCAGCACCCTGATCCGCTCATCTGTCCAGAATCGAGGACTGCTGCGCTTGTCTTTGGGCGGCTTCGGTGCTTTCCGCTTCTTTGGCTTCTTTTCAGACGCTAGCTTTGCACCGTACTCAGCGAATCGATTCACTACCGCTTTTATGCGGTTCATGTTGAAGCCGGTTTCTGCTGAGATCTCCGAGGCCGTTTTCCCTTCTCTTGCGAGGTCGAGGATTACCTTGATCTCCCTCTCGGCTTCCGCCGCCTTGGAGTTGCTTTTGGTCGGCGGGATCATTAGTTCCATTGCCGTTGTCGGAATCTGCCTCTCGTAGATCATTTTCCCGTAGCCCTCGAAACGATCGTTCCTGACTGGCCTTGTTGGCTCCGGCGCATCCGGCAACTTCCGTTTTATTAAGCATTTCGATGTCATGTTTCAATCTCTTTCTGAATTGTTTCCCCGTCTCAAAATCTGCGCATCGCCCTCTCTGCTCGAAGCATTCGGGCCGGTGGCGGCATTTGTCGCAAATCATTCCTCTTCGGCCTGCTCTGCTTCCGGAAGCTGGAGGCCATATTCCAGTTCTGTCCTTATGCATGCAATTGCTAAATTGCTTCCTATGAGCTCTTTCGCGAGAGACTTTACTACCGTCCTCAGGTCTTCTTCTTTGCGTATATCGCTGGCAGCGCCGTATAAGGCAGCCGCGATATCTTCTATGTTTTTCAGGCCTTCCAGGTGCCTCTCTGTCGCCCCAAGCGCCGAGTGCATTCTCTGTGCCCATTCATCCGGATAGTGAGTGCTCATCCCGTCCCTCCTTTATGCGTCTCTGATCATCTTCACGAGCTCCTCTATTGTGAATCCGATCACCTTGTCCACGCTCTGCAGCTCGTTGATCGTCATCGTGCCTGGTAGCTTTATGCGTTTATACATGGTGCTGGGCTTAATCCCGGCCCTTGCACTCAGGCGATCAACGTTATACCCGCTCATCCTCGCGCGGCCGACAATCAAGTCACCGCGCGTGTCCTTTTTGCGTCTCATGTCCCTCTCCCTTCATCAGTTCTCTTTCTCTGATCCGAAGAGATAGTCAATTGATAATTTCGGGAAAAGGTTGTTTCTGATCTTCAAACTATCTTCAACAGAAAACTTTCCTCTTCCGTTGAGATTGTTCGAAACAGCCGGCCTTGATTTTCCAGTGACTTCCATCAGATCTTTGATGCCAATGTTGTCACGCGCCATTTCCGCTTTAAGATTCGGATATCCCATATCTAACCTCCTTTCAATCTACTCAGTTGCGTAACTGATGAATCCAATATATACGCATCTGCGTAGTCTGTCAATACTTTTTTACGCAGTTGAATAATTTTATATTTACTTAGTTACGCAGTAGGGGTATATTCTAAATAAGAAAGGAGTGTGCAATATGGGTATTGGCGCAAGATTATTAGAGATAATGAATAAGAAGAATCTAAACACAAATGAGTTGGCAATTATGATTGGTGTTCCTCCCACCACGCTTTACTCAATGATTAAGAGGGACAGCAACCGCGTTGACATCGATCTAATCATAAAGATCGCCCACGCTCTTGATATGTCCGCCGACGAGTTTCTCTCCGGCGAATCTTTTGAGAAACCTAATACCCTTGCGGCACATTTTGAAGGGGAGGACTTTACAGAGGAAGAGTTAAAAGACATCGAGGATTATGTGAATTTTGTGAAATCAAAGAGAAGTCGATGATGTACAGATTTATGTACACCTTGGATGTTACCTTCGTTGTAGGAGGACTACATTATGAACACTACTGAAGAACTTACTGAAGAAGCGTACAGCCATGGTGCAGAAACTATAGATTGGAAATTTTCATCAGATAGGATAAAAGGCCTGTACTGCGATGGCGTGATCGCGATCAGCGACAGGCTCAATGAATCTGAGAAGGCTGCCGTCCTAGCCGAGGAGCTCGGACACCACCTGACCGCTGCCGGCAATATTCTTAATCAGGACAACGCCTCCAACCGCAAGCAGGAACTTCGCGGACGGATCTGGGCATACAATCGTCTGATCGGACTCACCGGGATTCTCAGAGCTTACAAGATCGGTTGTCGTAACCGTTACGAAATAGCTGAATGTTTGGATGTCCCAGAGGATGTCTTGCAGGAGGCCCTGGATTACTACCATCACAAATATGGGATTTGCACAAACCTCGATAATTATGTAATCTACTTCGATCCCTTAGGGGTTCTGGAGATTAAGGACTTATAACAAACTCAGAGGAGGTGATGATTGACATGAAAATGGGCGTCAGAAAACCAAGCGTAAAGAAGAGCATCAAAGCAAGGACGACAGGCAAGGTTAAGCGCTCGATCAAGAAGTCCGTCAATCCCCTTTACGGCAAAAAGGGCATGGGCTTTGTGAACGATCCGGAGCGCGCCGTCAAGAATGCTGTCTACAATCGGACCACTGTGGGAGTTGGCGACATCGTCGACCATGCGTCTTCGTCAGCTGATCTTCCGGCGGCTGACACTCCCAGCTACGGAAACGGGATCTTTATCTTTCTGATCGTGATCTGCTCCGCCCTGGTCCTGCTCAGCCTGCTTCTGACGGTCGCCGTACCCGCTGCTGGGATCGCCGGTATAGTCTTCGGGGCCCTCGGCATCGTCTACTCTGTGAGGCATATTAAAAATAACAAGCAATAAAAAATCACCCGCCCTGCTTTTGGCAAGGCGGATGATATATAGCAACAGTCCTGGATGGAGCTGCTGCCGCTCGCAACTCCAGTATACTCCATTCAGGGCTTTATTTTCTATACCTGAAAGGAGTTTTATTATGAAAGCAACCAAATTACCATCTGGAATGTGGCGCGTACTCGCTTACGCCGGCAAGGACAGAAGCGGCCGGCCAGTGAGGAAATCTTTCTCCGGGCCCGACAAGCGCAAGGTCCTCTCCGATGCCGCAGCATGGGTAGACGAACACAGGAAGGTCGATGATACTTCCTGCACCTTCGGTGATGCAGCTGATGATTTTTTCATCTTGCGCAAATCCGCGCTCAGTCCCTCCACGATCAGGGGCTACATGAACATTTCCCGCCAGTTATCGGGCAAATATCCTTGGTTTTGGAACTCCAGGATCTACGGAATCGGCTCGGACGACATCCAGGCGCTTATCCTCGCGCTCACCCGCTCCGGCCTGAATCCTAAGACCGTGAAGAACTATACAGGATTCATTTCGACCGTGCTCCAGTCCAAACAGACCAGGATGCCGATCGTCAATCATCCTCAGAAGATCCGCCCGGAGCTCAACGTCCCGGACATCTTCACGGTGAAGAGAACGCTTGCCGCTGCCAAGGATAACACAGAGCTGTGGATCTGCATCATGCTCGCCGCTACAGGCCCGCTCCGGCGCGGTGAGGTCGCCGCCCTGGAGATGAAGGACATCGACTTCGATAACAACGTGGTCCATGTCTGCCATGACATGGTGATGGGTCCCGACAAAGAATGGCACATTAAGCCGCCGAAGACGCCCACCTCAGACCGCTATATCATCATGCCGGAGGAGCTGATCAGCGCGATCAGAGCGCAGGGATACGTGACAAATTGGACGCCTAAGCAGATCTATAACAAATTCAATTGGCTCCTGAAGAAGAACGATATCCCTCACTACCGCTTCCATGACCTCCGCCACTTCTGCGTTTCCTACCTCAAGGCCATGGGCGTAGAGGACTTGTATATCGCGCAGCGCACCGGCCACTCTGATTATGCAGTCCTCCGGAATGTGTATGCGCACACTTTGCAGGACCACCAGAAGACCGTCGACGAGAAGATTTTGAAGGATCTGAAACGCTTCACGGCATAGTTGGTTCACGAATTGGTTCACGCCAGTTCTGAGATCCTTTATTTATGGGCTAAAATGTACTTAGTCGTGCGGGTTCAAGTCCCCCTCTCGCTACGATAAAACGGAAAACGCGCAGCGCGTTTTCCGTTTTTTTGTTTAGTATTCTGTTTAATATTCTATTCAGGACTTTGATCCGGAATTTCCGTAGAGTATTCACAGATTCCCAATGATCACCGGGTCCTCCCCGATCGGGACTGCTCCCTGGAAAACATAGATCTCTTCCCCGCTGTACAGATTGCGGTAAGGGCCGTCCGGCAGTCCGGTGTCCGCTCCGACAGATCCGCCGCCTATCGCGAACAGACCGACAATTTTCTCCTCTCCACGTGTGTAGACCGCGCGCACTACGCCGTCGCGCACTTCGTCGGCGAAGAAAGTTCCTGCGGCAAAGATCTCGCTTTTCTTGATCTTCTTCATTTTCACGATCACATCCGTCAGATCCGGTCCTGTCCAGTCAATCGGCTCTTTTTCAAATATGTTGGCAAAAGCCGCCGCGCTTCTCTCCTGTCCGTTGTAGAGAAAGCTTATGCCTTTCTGGAACATAGTAAACGCGAGCAGATGTCTGCGGTTTCTGAAATCCGGCACTAAAGCCGCCGTCCTGATCCTGTCATGATTCTCCGTAAAATGAAGTTTCACGTAATTCTCCGGGTAAATGCACTCCTGCAGATTCAGGCGGTCCAGATATTTTCCCAAAGGGCCTTTTCCCAACAGATAATCTGCCAGTTCATTATAAATATCATAGTCATAACAGGCGTCAAAGGCCTGATAGAGTTCAGAGTCGGAAAGACAATACTCCCCGTTCCCCCTTATCCTTTGAATAAAGCCTGTCTCGACACTTTCTGCCAGCCAGAAAGCGCCGGGACGCACTTCTTCCACTGCCGC